CTACCAATTACAGCACCAAGAAAGGTATATTTTTCCAGAAAAGTTGCTATCTTTTGAATCATTCCATCGGAGCCCTCTTGGTGAGCCATGGCCAAGCCATAAAATCCGACTTTGAGAAGTTCCCAGGTCATTTGCAGCCCACGCCATGAATCGACAAGCAGGGCAACGCCATAAACGCCCTTCTCTGTGATCCCGCCCATGACCGTTAAGAACTTCTCGCCGAAATCAATAATGCCTTCCCGGTTGTCCGCCACGAAGTTTGCAAAACGATTTGACAGCCCTGTAATAGTCGGCATGACCTCCTCAGCAATCTTGTTTCGGAGTCCGGTAAATGACATTTGTACTCTTGTAAGTGAATCGTTGAACTCTGCAGCGTTCGCGCCCGCCTTTGCAGACACTACCAGACCAAACCGTTCGGCCTCATCGGTCATCTTACGAAGGCCCTCTTCTCCGTCCTTGAACATCTGGAGCATTGACATTCCACGCTGGCCGAATATTGCCGATGCCATTTCCGCCCGTTCGGTTGCGTTGGCCGTCTCGTTGAACGCCTTTGCCAGTTCCGGCATAATCTGTTCGGCTGTCTTGAGTTTGCCCGATGTATCGGCAAGCTGAATTCCAAGCCTTTCGAACGCCTCTTTGCCCAAACCTACCCCTTGAGCCGCCTCTCCAATGCGAACCTGGGTCATCTGTATGGCTTTATTAAGGGTAGTTTCCTGAATACCCGCGAACTGTGCCGCGACCTGCATCTTTGAGAGAAATTCAGTGGTCACGCCCAACTGATCGGACAGCTTTTGCACCTTGTCGTAGCTGTCTGCCGTCTTTGTGGTCATGGCATAGATAGCCGCACCCAATCCTACGACAGCCGCCGTGGTTGCAACGGCCATTACCTTTGCAGACGGCAAAACGCTCTGCAGTTTCCCGAAGGCACCCGAGAACTTATCCTTTCCGATTATCCATATTTCCAGCTTTTCGGCCATGGTCTATATCCTCGATGCAAACATTCTAGCCTCTTCGTCTTTGATGATCCTGAATATATCAACCACTATCTGGTACTGCTTCATAACTCCGCCCGGTGATGGCCATTCCAGCCGTGAATAGTAGCCGGTCTTAATTACCCTGTTTTTACCCGTCTGTATCTGCCCTCCGTCATACCGCCATTCGTGGCAGAGATAAAAGAGGTCTAGCCACTCACAGCCGGGAAGTCCTGCAACTCCGGTTCTATTGCGCCGTCCCTTATCGTACTCCCAGACGGCGCGACGGAGTTTTTTTCATCAACGGCCTTCATCCTGCTTCTGATTGCCAGTTCACCGACGATATCCACTGCAAGCGGGTTGAAGGTTGCCTCGTCGGCTATCGCTTCAACTGTCGGCGGCTCTCCGTTAATAGTAAAGCCTGTGATGTCTTTGACGTGCCCCGGGAAGATCACCTTTCCCAGCTTCTGAAGATTAAAGGCGTCGATCGCAATAGAAATTTGATCCTTATCGCCCTTGTAATCCCTCATATACGGAGCAAGGGCAATCATGCCGTCTGTCTGTAACGGCCTCAACTGCATGACAACCTTATCGCCATTAAACTCCGTCTCGTATTCCTGCCATCCGATAATGTAATCCATTGGGCCTCCTAGTAAATTGACTGTGTATTCTGCATCGAAAATTTGCACATCGTTAAAGAGCTTACAAGGTATCGCGCCTTTGCCGTGAAAGGAACTTCAACCATCCCGGGTCCGCCAATATTTATGGGAAACTCTCCATATTGAACCTTCGGAAACTCCATCCTGAGATATGCGCTATATCCGCTCGACACATCCTGCCCCGTAACGGTGACAACAAGCGCCTGAGTCGTTTGTGCTCGGAAAAGGTCAAATTGAGTATCGCTCACAAAAAGCATGGTTCCTGATATCTCGATGGTCCTGAATCCAGCCCGCTTGATTCTGTTCGGCACTCTCGTACCATCCAGGGTGCCTTTTGCTTCCAGATTATTCGACAGCTTCACTGACAGCTGAGAGATATCTTCACAAGCAGCGCTTCCGACTTCAATGCTTGATTGATCCCACGTGAACTCCGAACCGGTTAGATATACCGGAGATGACTTTGCAACCTTCGAGAATCCGGCACCGATAAAGGTTCCCGTGTATTTGATGATTGCCCCGTGAGCTATTTCGATGTTCAGCTCGTTCAGAAGCATGTCCGAATACTGGCTTGCAGATCCAGCGTCTCGGTACACTTCAATCGTCACAGGGGGGACCGCTGCGTAAGCATCAAAGTCACTTGTCCGTGGTACGAAGTCATGAACGTATGTTGAGCCGGTCAGCGTCCCGGAACTCTGCCCAAACCACGCCTTGAGAAATGCACCGAGGCTTATCGGATCTGCCTCGGCAACGATCTCGCCCCCGATTTCATTAACACCCTGAAAGATATCGCCCTCTTCGTAACGTCCGTGCATAGCCTCGGAAACCAGAAGCGGTTTTGCTTCAACCAGCGACTCGTTGAGAATCGGCAGCCAGTGATACGAGCTGGTATATGCCGTTCCAAATGATTGCTGAAAACATAATCCTAGGTGTCCACCCATTCCGTAACCCATTATTCAGTACCCCCTTTCACTTCCTTCTTTTCTTTGGGGATTTTTGCAACCCCTTGCCTGATCAAATTCTGTCCGATATCGGAGGGGACATTTCTGATATCTCCCGTCTGCATTAATCCAACACCGGGCACCTCTCGTTCTCCTTCTATCCATTCTATTTTCATGTCGTTGTCACCTCCGCTTTAATTGTTATGATTGCGGCATTATGATAAATCTCTTCATCCTCGTTGACCTCGTAATCTATGGAATATCCGACCGTGTTGTTGACGGTCCCGCTCAGCTTTTTATTTGCCGTGAGAAGATCCATAACTTCTTTTTCCGCATCCTGCAGGTAGTTTTCAGCCGTTTCGCTGTTGTAGTGTGCAACCTGTATTTCAATCTTCGGGTTGATGGTTGCCAGCCATTTCACGGTTGAATGGGGTTCATATTCAAGCGGCCCCTTATAAATGCCGATCCAGCCTTTTTGAGTAGTGCCGTCCGATACGGCATTGCTCGCGTCCGTGTTGCGTTCCGTGTTCCGCACGATGATATAGCCCGACAGATTATCTTCGAGTAGTGCCTGTATCGCCTGTGTGATTGTCTTGTAATTAATCATGCTGCCAGTGCCCTTCTGATAAATTTGTCAAATAAATCCTTGATAATCGGCTTTATCTGTTCCTTTGTCGGGGTGATCTTCCTCTGAGGCATCCTCTTTGTTCCCTTGTCGTGGAACATTGAATAATAAACCCCCGACTGGATGACCGCCGTGGTCGGTGTGAACAGGTGTTTCCATCGGCTACGCATGGTGCCTGTATCCTGGAGGATCTTCACCGATCCCTTCTTATTGCGCTTCCGCTGTTTGATTGTGCTTGCCGCCAGGGGCTTCCATTTCCCGCCCTCTGATCGCTTGCCCTCTTCCTGAAAGTTCTTTTGAATCCACTGATCTACTAACGCCAAAGCCTGTGCGTTGGTCTTTTTCCGATCGGCAAGCGTTCGTGACCGCTTTTTGATACATGCCTGCAACACCTTAAAGCTGATAAAGCGCATATCCATTATGACCGCTCCGACTCCAACGCTTCCAGTAGGTCCGAACTCACATGAGTATAAGGACTTTCCGCACCGAGCATTGAATGAACCGGGTGATAGTCCTGAACCGTTGACCATATTTCCTGCCCCGATCCGTCCGGCTCAATCGCGGTGAACGAGTCGGTATAGATATATTCATCCCCGGCCTTGATGCTTTCAATCCGACCATAAACCGCCTTTCTGAATTCGCCCGCCTTTTTGGGGTCCTTGGGAAACCAGACGCGGCAATATGCCAGGTCCATCGCCAAATCTTTCACCGTGGGATGTGCCGCGAGAGGTACGGTGAAGTGTGACGCAAGCAGAGAATTCAACTCGTTCTCTGCGTATGCAATCACATCATTCGTAATGTTTGTTGACGATGCGTTCCATGTCGCAATGACCGGATAGCGCGTTATCAGCTCGGTATACGTGATATAAGCCATTATCTCAATCCTTCGTAATAGACGACATACGAAACAGACCCCCCGCCTCCAACGGTGACATCGATATAAACCCCATTGGCACAATAGACCGGCGGGATAAAGGACAGTGTTTGCGCCCTGTCCGTCCCGGAGGTTGTAACTACCCAGTCGGGAAAAAGACTTGTTCCCGATGCCGCCGATGCGTTATCGTAGCCTTTGACCGTCACCGCGTTCGTGCCGTCCGTAATAACCACAATCCCGTGAAACATGCACTTTGACGCAACCGCCGCGCTATCACCCGTCTTTACGGTCGTGGGAATACACTGATCACCCGTCGCGGCATACAGAACGCCCGTAAAAAAGAGGATCATCAGCATGACAATGATTGATTTCCATACTCGTTTCATAATGTTCTCCTTAAAAATATCTGCTTTCAAAAGGTTTAGTTTTCATCTCAACGAGGTTCTTCACCAGTGCGTCTATGTCGCTTTGCTCCAGGAACAGGCCGTCTATGGGCTTGCCGTCCAGGGAGATTCCGCCATTGCCTTTCGCTGCATTGAGGTTGATAGCAAACCGGATTCCGCTGTCCTGCGTCATGACCTGTACTGCCTCGGAATAGAACTGCAATCCCTCGACAACCATGCGGGTTTCGCCCTGCTTCAAGAGATCCCGCCACATCTTCACGGCCTCATCGCAACAATTCAGCATTTCCTTTGTGATACGGCCACCGTTTCGTTCAAGAGAGAACCGGACGAAATGAGCACAATCCCGCATCCAGAGAAATTTACCAAGTTTACGCTCGGGGTATTTCTTCCGGTCCTGAATCATAAGGGGGTAGTTCCGTCCAAATCGCTTACGCCTGATCTCTTCGGTTGAGTACCCGGTGTGCATAATCGCCACGTCTTCCAGGACGATGACCTGCCCCACTCCGTGATTCATTTTGATTTCAGGATGTTCGTGAACCACTCCAAAGAACTTAATGCCTTTATGGTTACGGAAGATCCGGACGGGATAATCGGTCTTGTAGAGCGCCGGCGGTTCAACTGCGTAATGATGTTGCTTTATAGCGTACCCGTTGAACTGATTATCTCGGAGGTACTTTAAAAGGTTGTGGGGATTTTCAAAAGTCTCATCAGAATCAATCCACAATATCCAATCCATAGTGGCCCGCGCAATCGTTTCATTTCGCGCCGCGTCGAATCCCTGTCGAACAGGAGAATCAATAGTAAATGTATATGCTCCAAATCGTTCCGCAATTTCTTTCGTTCCGTCCGAAGTATCTGAATCAATCCCCACAATTATCTCATCTGCAATGCCCTTGAGCGATTGCAGCACTTTGCCCAGGGTGTACTCTGAATCCCTAGCAATCAGGCACGCTGAAACGGTCTGTTGCGGTGCCTGTTCTCTCATCTTCCGAGCGTAATCTATCTGGCCACACGGTTTGCCGGACGGTTGAAATGTTATTATGAAGTGCCCGAGCTCGGGATTTGCGGGAACGGACAGATTTCTATATTCTGCCTGGTTGCCGAACAGGTCCAGAAGGTCTGACCGTTCGAAATGGTGCAGGTGGGCCCGCCATCCTGGATTCTCGGCATAGCCGAACGATTCCCATGGCCCATACGGTGTCGATAGGAGGATGTGCCCACCCGGATTGACGTGTCGCGCAAGTTTGTTCATGAACGCTTGAGGATCAGGAATATGCTCAAGAACTTCACTGGCTATAATAAGATCGTATGTTCCGGTAACGTCTTCGTGGGTGCCGTGAATGAAAGTAACTTCTTTCTTTTCATCTTTGGCCCACTTCCGGGCAATGTTTATGTTCCGTTCGTTGATATCAACACCCGTCATTTCCATTTCAGGGTATCGCTTCAGAAGGTTCATAGTATAGTGACCGTGGGCGCATCCATAATCCAGTACCGTCTTTGGTGCCATTCTCCCGATGATTTCGGCCATACATTCATATCGGGCAGCTCCTTCAAGGGTTTCAGGACCGTAATGCACGCCCCGGTTGTATTCCTTTTCGTAATACCGGTAATAATGGCCTTCGTAATCTCCGTTCAGATAAAAGGCATAGTTCTTTTCAACGTCCGGAATGTGGTCAATAATGCCCATTTCGTCGGCTGCAACAATATCGCTCATGTGTTCACAGTGCTTTGCCAGCCGGAAGTCACCCTTTGATTTTTCCTTCAGAAGATCCTTAAAAAGTTTATCCCACTGAATCGCCGCCTGTTGCCATGTCTGTCTTTTTGCCAGTGCTTTTTCGTGTAGCCGCTGCCATTGATCGGGACTGTTAAGCAGGCCCCTTACCGCACCGGCGTACTGTTTCTTATCAACGTAATGCTTCCCGTCTTTTTCCCTCATCGGTAACAGGATCGCCCCACCACCGTTCAAAGTTTCCGGTACTGCCGACCATTTATAGCCAACCACAGGCAGGCCCGCTGCGTTCGCTTCCAGTGCGGCAATACATGAAGTGTCTTCAAATGTGGTCGGGTAGGCATAGACCATGCACTTTGCGAGAAGTTGATAGAGTTCCCGCTTTCCCAGTGATCCAAGGTTCGTTACGTTCGGCAACTCTTCACATCTGGACCATAACCATTCGTAATAACTTTTCATCTGGGGCGCGGTATTGTCGTACCCGCACACATACAAATGGCAGTCTTTAAGTTCGTTCA